TTAACAGTACCTTCGTTAATTGAATCAGCCTTTGGTGTATTAATGTTTTCAGCAATGTATTCAGAATACTTAATACTCTTATCTACATTTTCTCCAAGATATTCAGAATAAGCAATATTCTGATCAACCTTTTCAGCAACATATTCTGAATAATCAATACTCTTTTCTACGTTTTCAGCAACATAGTTAGAATATTGAATTCCTTTGTCAGCCATTTCAGCAACATGCTCAGCATATTGAATACTACCGTCAAGCTCTTCCGCTAAATATGTAGTATAATCTTTAATTGAATTTACATTCTCTGCTAAGTAGTCAGAGTAAGAAATATTTTTGTCTAAGTTTTCTGATAAGTATTCAGCATAATCAGTAACCTGATTTACTTTCTCTGCAATATGCTCGGTGTACTTAATAAGTTTTTCCATTACCTCATCATTGTTAGAATTGGTAGATTCCTTAACATTACTTAGAACTCCAGATACATATTCAGTATACTTTTGAAAATCTTCGACGGATACATAGTTTTTATTTTCCATTGTTAGATCTTTTTTATTATCGTTGTTATTTTCAGTTTCTTCCATTTCGTAAATCAATATTCCATCATCATTACTTAGGCCAAAAGATTCATTTACTCTAGATAGTTCAGCATTCTCAAATCCAGGATCTGCAACCAGATCATAAGTAAAAAACTTTTTAATTTTAACTTTACCGTTTTCATCTACTGTACCAGCAGCTCTACTTGAAATATGTAAAGGAATACCATCTTTGATAAGAGCCTGCGCTTCTTTACCTTTAGAAGTATTTAATAATCTTATTTTACCAATAACTTGCTTTTTCTCTTTATCGTAATCTAAGGATTCCACAACATGTGATACATTAGCTAAACTAACATCAAAATCTTTTGGGTGGTCTAATTCACCTAGAAGTTTATTGGTCTTAACCTTTTCTTGTAATTCATTAATGTGAGGCATTACTTCCTTCTCCTCATAAATTCGGTTATTCTTGTTCTTGACATCAAACTCGGTAAATACACCTTCTAATACAACAGAACCGTCATCTCCGGTCGTTATATCTAAATTTGATTTTTGCCTTTCAAGAATTAATAATTTTTTTCCTGACATTTTCTAGTAGTTATTTGATTTATATATTACAATCTCTGTAAAGTTTTTATTAGAGGTCTGCTAATGGATCCTCATCTGCTGCACCTTCTTTCTTTTCTGGTTTAAAATCTGCTTTATCAGCACCTAAAAGGATCTTTTCAATATCTGTTTCCGAGTAATTCTCTTTCTCTAAATCAGCTCTTTCCTTTGCTCTAGCATTAGCCTTTAAATCTTCACGAGTAAAGCCACCATATCTCTTAACCAAGAATCCTAAATCGAAGTATGGAATTTCCTCCATTTCTGCTGTCATAGTACTTAACTGAGTTTTTAGGTTACCTATAAAATCTACTCGTTTTGTTTGTAATTCCATTTCTTTCATTTCTTCAAAGTCATTGTCTTTAACAAAATTAAGTCCTAAACCAGATTTAAACGAAACGTCATTTTTTAATTCAGGATGATTAAGACACATTTGAAGATACATAGGCTTAACTAATACTTCCTGGAATATAGATCTTAAACGGTCAACAAATTTAGAAAATTTAATTTCATCTCTTAGCATTCCACTAGCATCCATATCATAAGTATTTCCACCTTCTTTATCAAATCTTGAGAAAGGAATCTTAGAAGCTAATTTTAATCTATCTGCAAAATACTTAAGAGATTCTGTATCACCTAAATCAGGTCCATCGCCACCGATTGTACTAATCTCTGGTGATTCTCCGTCTTTTGATGGTAACCAATATTCCTTATTAAATGGCATCATTGGTTTTCCATTAGTTTGAATTTCACCACTCTCCTGGTTAAAATCTACTACTTCTCTATATGAATTCATTAACTGCGCAAGCGATTGCTTTGCTCTGGTTTTTGATTTACCACCAACAGGTATAATAAACTGAGTTTTAAATGAAGAATTTGAAACAGCCCAGATAATTCTAGTTGTTTCCATAATTCTTAAAAGGTTAAATGATCTTATTAATCTTTCTACATAAGATATTCTCATCGGTGAATTAACCTGTGAATATGAAAGGTATATGATTTGAGAATCCCATAGCTTTCTTTCCTTTGCTCCTTGTCCTTTATATTGTACCCATTGCTTCTTTCCAGTGTCAGTATCAATACCTGGCATTAAGGAAATAGGGTCCAATTCCTTAAATCCTATAATCTCTGTCTGTTTATCATTATATACTATTTCAAAAGCAAGGAATCCATCTACTAACCATTTCCTAAAATAGTTCCATGGTTGAACTGAATCATTAAATCCGAAGTAATTATAAAGGTTATTATATACATCACCAATTTCATCTTCAATAGAACTTGCAATGTGGCCATTAAAATGTGAATAGGCCATAAAGTTAGATTCATCAAATACAATAGCTTCATCTGTAATTACATCTAAGATATCTTCTATTTCATCTTGTACTGCGTATTCTCTAAGTTGATCTCTCTTTCTTTCATAATCTCTATCAAATATAGAGATATTCTTTTTCATTGTAGTATCTGTTAATGATAATGCAGCAAATGCGCTATACATATCATCAGCATCAGAACCCATTGGATTAAATTGATAACCCATCTGATTTTCTGTAAACCCTACTGCACGGGAATTACGAATGATCATATCATCGTAAGCCATACCTAAATTAGAAAGATCTTTTAATATCTTCCTTACTGGATTGCCTGTACTTAAGGGTCCTCTTCTATCAGTAAAACCTGCCATATTGTTCTATCTTTTATTGTTTATATATTCTTGTAATATAATGCTTGTGCCTCGTTAATGTTTCCTCCAAAGAAATGGTTTTGATTGTTAACAGCACCTATATACCAATCTTCATAACCTAACACTCTCGGTTTTCTTATTCTATCTAATCTATATTGCCTAATAGCATAAGTAACATTATATTTTCTACCTAATGATTTTTTTAAATTGTCATAAGTAAATTCACTTAATCTAGGCTGTGCATCAGGATTACCTGGTGACTTATTTATTGCAGAACTTATAGTACTTTTAAATGATTTAAATACATCAGATAAAAAAGGTAATCTAGCATCATACGGAATGTAATGTAAATTTATACCTAACTGATGATCATTATCACTTTTTCCTAAACCTAACACTAAAGGGTAAGTATCATAAAAAGTTTCATCTGGAGTAAAATATTCAAATGAATACATTTTACCATTATCCAATATACCTTTTGCTTTATTACCAATTTTTTTGAGATCTTTATCTGATTGCTTTGATGCACCAGATCTACCTTTATAATCTGCAAGGTAAATATCTAAGTCTTCTTGAAAGGATCCTACTATTGCCATTAGAATAATTTTGAGTCTTCTGTTAAAAGCATTACTTTAAAATTTCTTAGTTTAGCCATTTTATTTAATGCTTCGGTTTTACAAAGGTTCCTAACATATGTTTCATATCCATGTTGGAAGTTTTTTAATGCCTTTGCGGTTTTTCTTTTTGGAGCTTTTGGTTTTTGTAACTGGGCCTTTGGTTTTATCTCTACTACAAATTCTTCCATTATTCCACCTTTATCCATTTTCATATAAAAGTCTGGATAATAGTTATGAAACTTTTTATCCAGCATATTAAAATATTTTACCGAAAATGGTTCAGATGCCCATTTTATTACTTCTTCATTATGATCACACCAATGGCAAAACTTTCGCTCCCAGGAACTTCTATATATGATTGGATGCTCTCCAATGTACTTTCTTGGATTAATAGGATTATAATACCCTTGTTTAAATCCAGACTTAGAAGTAGGCTTTACCTTTTTAATGCTCATTTAAAATTTATATTGTATAAATACCGTCGCTATCAGCACTACCGTTAATAGAAACAGTACCTGCATATTTTCTAGGATGTAATTTATTCCAACCTTTTGCAAAACCTCTTTTACATATTTCAGTAAAATACGCAAATGCGTTAGTAGATTTTTCTGGATTAAAATTTCTCCAATATTTAAACAAATCCATATAAGCAGATGCTATACAGTCTTGTCTATCGTCAGGGTTTGCATATGATAATTTTCTAGAACATTTGTCTGCTAATAGCATTAGAAATTCTAATGCCTTTGGTGTAAGCTCATCTAATTCTTTAGATTTAACTATTTCTTCTAAAAGGTCTCTATTGTTTAAATAATTTCTTTTTCTTGCCATTTCATAAATGTTTATT